ACTTCGATGACCACCAGAAGTGACCTCGCTCAGACTGGTGGCTACCACCGTGGCCCTCGGGCCTGTGGCAGTGCACCTCTTCTCCGTCAAGACTGGGGGCGAGTCCTTGCTCACCCGTCCAATTTCGGCTTGAGTCGCAGGTGTTCTCGTCGATGGTCTGCATGTTCTAGATGTCCTCGCTGATAACGGTGGTGATCAGGTCGGTCGGCCAGATCTCGAATTCGCTGATACGTAGCACGCTCTCGATGTCCGACATCGTCAGCACGACGTTATCGCTGGAATTCATGCGGCGACGGGTCACCATGTACCGGCCACGCGTGCCAACGCAGACCACGTTACCGGGGCGGATGTCAGAGGCTGGGCGGGTGTCAAATACTTCGCTCATGGGGTCTGTTCCTCTTGCGTTTACTAGTTAGATGAGTCGCAGCGGTCGTCGCAATGGACGGGGCGATGACCGGCGTTGAAGTGTTGTTTACGAGGACCGGAGTAGATGAGTCGAACGCGATCACGGACCTCGGGCGCGATGTAGGCCAATACTTCATTCTGGTGAGCGGCATCGATGTTCCAGTGACCTGAGGAAGGGTGATTCCACCCCACGAGACTGGCGACCGCCTTGTCACACGTGGTGCATACCATGTTCGCGCCAAGGATGGTGATGGTGTGGTTGTCGGTCATCTGTTTCCCTTGCGTTTCGGCCCTACCATGGGCCATCATCGGGGGTGCGGTATCAGCACCCGACGCACCGCTATGTCACGTCCAGCATGTTGAATGGAGGTTCCTATGGGGTACTCGCGCAGGGTCGCTGCATGGGCTGGACTAGCGGTCATCTGAGAGCATCAGCCAACATGTGCTTGATCGACTGGGCCAGTTCCGAGTAGTGCGCCCTGCGTGGTTCCGTACCATGTCAGGGTTCGTGACTCGCATCATGCCTTGTGCCGCCTGACCTCTCAGGTGGGTTTTGGGGATGATGTCGTGTCGCACCAGCCTCGGGCTGGGGTTTCATCTCTCGGGTTCCCTTGTGAGGTTCCCTCGTGCGTCACCGTTCTGACGTTGCCTGAGCGAGAGAGCCGATGCCCACCGGTATCGTGGGTCGGTTCCTTGCGTCCCTTGCGGGTCATCTGTCAGGTCGTCCGGTTCTGCTGTTCCCAGTCCCCAGTTGCGGAGGGGGTGGGTATCCGGGGTGCCTGTGCGGCTCCCGTTCGGCACCGCTGCTTCTGTAGTGGTGCTACGCAAGTATGGGCCTATGGTGGTTCTGTGCCCACGTAGAAACCACGTAGAGAGTACGTAAACCGAACTACGTAGTCTGAGGGGCACAAGGGCACAGGTGACTACCTCAGAGACTACTTCCCATGGTGACTATCGTTGGGCATGCCCGATCGGCAGATCAGATCAGCCGGCAAGGGTCAGTGGGCCAGTACGTCAGATGCTTGGAGTGTCTGCCTGTGGGCAATGACTAAGGCCAAGGGCAAGGCCTATACGTCAGATGTATGTCCTACCTAAGACATGAAACCGTATATAGGCGGGTGCTGATGGTGTGGCGTGCTTGGTGGTGGTGGGTGGGCTAGTCATGGCCTAGTTCCCTCCTCCTCAGCACCGCGTCGGTGGCAGGTATTTCCGTCGAGGGGGGACTGGGGGTGCCCCACGTTTCGGTGGCTTCTTCGTGCGAAAGGGATACAGGCATCTCCGTTTCAGACACTCTCTCCCGCTACGTCGCTAGTAGTATCTGTGGGTACTTGGCTGGCTGGAGATCGACCACGTCGTAGACCAGAGAGGTCTTACCTGTCTGGTCTACGACCTCGGCTGTTGTCTGTGAGGTTTCACAGTCGGACCACTCTCTGGAGACCGTGAACTCACTGGCCTAACTGGCCTCACTGGCCTGACTGGGGGGAGGCACTAGTTCTCTCCAGAGAGAACGGACACATAGGCAAAGGGTAGGACAGTAGTACGAGATGGACACTATCTATACAGCCTTTGAACGTAGACTCTTCCTATATAGGCTTGGGGTACTGACGTACCCCGTCTAGGAAGTCATCTAACTAGGCTCTTAGCCTTACGATAGACAGGCCGAAAGCACTGTGCTACATTGGCCCAGCACAGATGGTTCTCAGAGCAGGGCCGGTGGAGCACAGTGAGTCGGTCACCCGGCTCAGAAGGAGAGCATCTTGGCTCTAGTAGTACGCATCGTCACCACGTTCGCCCGTGGCGAGAGGACTCCCGCATCCATCCTCTGGGAGGGTGTGGTCGAGGTCCAGAACCCGGACAAGGTCGTTCCCGAAGGCCAGCCCGGTGGTGGCTACCCGGAACGCATCATCAAGGGCCAGATGAAGTTGGTTCGCCGCAACGACGGTGGCACCTTCATCGGAACCCCCAGCCGCAAGACGGAGGATGGTCGTTACTTCAACTTTTACGACCTTGGTCAGTCCCTCCAACGCCTCATCATCCCCGTCCTTGAAGCAGAGGTCGGGAAAGACCCCGCACCAGCCATCACGCCCGCAGTGGCCGAAGCATCCGCAGAGACCGCCAGCGACGAGTTTGCTGACATAGCCTTCTAAGCCCACCTCCGACCCTAGCCCCTCCCTCCATGACTCAACATGAGCGGAGCGTGCCTTTATCGAGAGTGTCCAAACGGTTCTCGTAGCGTAGGGGAACCTGTCCCCACACTCAGCCCTCGTCATAGCCCTTCCCTCCAGTGGGGCATTGACGGGGGCTTCCTGATGTCCGGCGGGGAAGGACTGTGGGGAAGGGGCGTGGTACACTTCCATCAGAACCACATCGCAGTGAAACTGGAGGCACCGCTTGACTGGCGAACAGATAGGGGCGTTTGACCCTGACGCACGTACCGACTTCATGGATGGCTACGAGGACAACGAGGCTCGCCGCAAGGAAGTCGATGACGAGGTGTTGGCACGAGCCACCGCAGAGGCCGCAGGCCCGCTTGTGATGCTCGACTACCTTGGGGTTCCGGTTCCAGAGGCACCGCTACTCAACGAAGGCGAGGACGCCTCATCCCTCGTCCTAGCACCCGAAGGCACGCTGTTGGAGATGTTCCAGCGGGACGGGGCACCAAGAGAGAACACGGCATGGGGTTGCTGGAATGTCTGGAAGCCGGGGGCACTGACCCTCGTCGTAGGCACGCAGCAGAGTTTCAAGTCGTGGAGCATGTTCGACCTTATGCTCAACGCCGCTGAGGGCAAGGACTGGCTGGGGAACGCCCTCGGGCACTTCGACAGCATCGTCTATGTCAGCAACGAGAAGTCGCAGGCTGCGGTGTACGAGCGGCTGTGGAAGGTCTTTGAGGGGCATAACAAGGCCGCATCGAAGGTCTACATCCGGCACCGTGGTGACCGCATCCACTTCGCTAACTCGGCGTGGAACGAACTGGTCCGCTTCCTCAAGCAAGACCTAGAGAACCAGCGGGTGCTGCTCATCCTAGACACCCTGACCTCTCTCGCCCCTCCCGGCTACGACGAGAACAGCCTGACGCACGTCAGCGTGGTCCTCGACGCCATCCGTGACGTACAGGACGAGGCTCGCATCGACGTGATGCTGCTCCACCACCTGAACGCCGCAGGGGCACGTCCACGAGGGCACACGGCTCTGGACGGCGAGGTGGACGGGTTCGTCCGCATGAGCCGAAGGGGCCGGGACGTAGACGAGGTGATGGTCACCTTTGAGCCGAAGGACGGCATGCCGAGCACGGGAGCGTTCGCCTTCCTGCCCGAGTCAGGCACGTTCAAGCGGTCGAGCGGGCGGGCACTGCACGTCGGCAACCTCGTGAACCTCATCCAGTGGTATCAGGACCGTAACTCTGGTGAGGGCATCACCATCAAGGAACTGCGGGACACCTTCTACACCGCACATCGCTACGACAAGGTCGAACAGGAAGTCACACGGGGCGTGGAAGAGTTGAAATTGAAGCGGGAGTTCCGCCGCAGCATGCTCACCAACCGTGAGGCCAACCTCGTCAGTGTCCTCACGGATGACGAGCGTAGGGCCATCAAGGACCGCAAGGCCCGTGACGGCGATATCGTCCGTGACGTAGCCGTGAAGCACGACGCTGAACTGGCGTTGGTGGACCGAGCCGAGAGAGCAGCCGGATACCTGCCGCCTGACACGGACGAGGACGACGGAGGACTCGATGGTCTACTGTAGTAGCGATGCCGAACCAACCCGCATGCCTCCCCTGCAAGAACCCGTTGGCTCAGGAGTATCTGACCGAGCGTATGGGTCAGATGGCGGACTTGAAGACCATCCGGCACGAGTTGGCGTCGGCCTACCGAAAGCGGACGATGGGCTATGGCAAGGCCCCTACGCTTTCTATGTTGGTGACCCATCAGAAGTCACACATCGGGACAGTCGGCATGGCCTCGGCCCACCTGCCTACCTTCTCTGGCGAGGATGACACTACGTCCAGTGCGTCTGCGGACGATGGCACTGCTCGCGGGAACGACGTGGCAGCGGCTATCCAGCAGAGGGCTTTACAGGCCCTAGCGGATGGCGAACTCCGAGTCACGGCCCAGCACGGGCTGAAGGCTCAGGAGATGATCGACAAGCGTGCGGAGCGGGCACAGGACCGGGAACTCACCGTGTTCCTCGCTCGCATGATGACGCAGGCAATCCCACCCCCGGCCTTGATGCTTCCTGACGATGCGATCGAGGCTGAGTACACAGAGGTAGAACTCAGTGAAGCAGCAGACTAACGAGTACATCGCCATCCAGTTGGACAACTACGCCAAGCACCTGCAACAGCAGTGGAGCGAGGTGAAGGGCACCCCTCAGGCGTTCGCTTTCAAGCAGACCATCACCCACCTCATCGAAGCGGCCATGTGGCTGCGGCGGGAGCCTGACTCTCTGCCCGACAAGCCGTAACTATGGTCCTGAGTGCCAAGGATGAAGCACGGGCGGTCAAGGCAGCCAAGACGTTCGGCTTCAACCTGTCCAAGGCGAGGTGGGACACCCCCACCTACGCCCGCCTGCTTGGCATCGAGGTCCACCTCGGTCAGGTCCGGTTCTTTCAGCAGGTGCTCGCACGGGCACCCGACGCCGTCAAGCCTGCCTACCTGAACCTCGCTCTCTCGTCTGGGAACCGTGCAGGCAAGACGCTGGCCCTGACCATCGCCGTCCTGCAACACGCTCAGTTCAAGATCGGGCTGCCCCCACCCGGTGACGACAGCGAGACCGCCCTGACCAAGTGGCGGAAGCACCCGTGGCACGGCTACCACTTCGGCGTCCAGCAGGAGGTGGCGGACCTCATGTGGCAGGACGCGGTGATGCTGTTCGACGGCACCCACCCCGGCCAGAAGGGGAGGGGCTGTCCGCTGGTGGACTTCCTCGGGCGGAAGATCGTCGAGACCGGTAAGAAAGAGCGTGGCGAGTACCGGTGGATCGTCTTCAGCGAGCAGATGGGTGGCGGGGAAATCCACTTCCGCACGACCAACGAGAAGGCCGTGGGTCAGTTGGGCAAGGACATGAACCTCATCACGTACGACGAGTGCGGGTTCGACCCGAACCTGACGTGGATCGTGAATGAGGTGCTGCACATGCGGCGGCTCTCGACCTCAGGCCAACTCATCCTCATATCTACCCCCTCCGAGTCATTCCAGCAGTTCTCTGACGAGTGGGCACGGGGAGACCCCGAGTCGCCTGACCGCCAGCCTTACCATATGAGCATTCGCATGAGCACCCGAGACAACATCGGCTTCGGCATCGAGAATTCCGCCTTCGCCCGCATCGTGGCCTCTATGCCCAAGCACCTCGTCGCCCAGAACATCGACGGGCACTTCATCGAGGGACGCAACGCTTTCTTCAACGCGATCAGCGTGGACGCCTGCTTCGACCCGGACATGCCGCTTGTCACGGAAGCGGAGGCGGACCACATGTACGTGCAGGGCATCGACCCGGCCATGACCCACGACGCCACATGGAGCATCACCCTCGACTACACCAACCCCAAGGTGGTGCTGGGAGTGAGGGCAGAGCGGCGTGAGGGTAAGCAGTCCATGCCCCGGCTGGTGGCTCTCATCAGCGAGGTCCACTACGCCTACAACGAGAACAAGGCCCGAGCCATGACGGCCTGCGATACGAGCGGCATGGGCGGCAAGGTCTTCAAGGAAGCCCTCTCAGTGCTCCACCCCTTCCGGGCCGTGGAGTTCGGTGGTGTCAAGAGCCGCAAGATGAAACTGCTCATCGACCTGAAGGGCTACATCGAGAGCGGCATCCTGAAGTTCCCCAAGCAGGGCGTGTGGCTGGGCCTCCGCAAGCAGTTGCTGGCGTACCGGCTGGACGACAGCAGGCTGGACACGGACGCAGTGATGGCACTGGCGGTCGCGGTCAAGCAGTTGGTGGCGGGCACTGCTTCAGTGGCCGTGAGCGAAATCGCCATCCCGTTTGACATGTACGACGAGACCCCATCGGGTGGCGGGCTGGCCTCCATCCCGAAGAAGGACCAGCGACCTGACGCCAAAGAGATGGTCTACACTGATGCTACGACCCCCGGAGAGGTCGGACGACGCATCCGTGCCGGTGCGAACTACGAGGTGCTTTAGTTGTCGGGACAGGGTGGGCCAATCAAGGTTCTGTACGAGGAAGATAACGCCGGGATGGCGGGTGACCCCGAGACAGCAGCCGTGTTGCGTGAAATCCTCCGACGCAAGGACTCCATCCGTAGTGCCCACGATCGCTTTGTGGAGCAGTGCAACCGGTTCGACAATCTGTACTACGCCAACGTCATCACCTCTGGCGGTGCGGACCACTGGCCGGAAGACCCCAACCGAACCATCGTGGGCAAGGCCCACGTCAGCCTCAACGTGCATCCGACCTACGTAGATGTGCCTGCGGCCCTCCAGTCCGTCGTCCCCATCGAGAACATCGTGCCCCCGGAGAGTAACCCTGAAGCCAAGGCGGTCGCTGCGGCGGTCGAGCGGTTGTACTTTGTGTGGAAAGATGAGGACCAGTTTGAGACCAAGAGCCACAAACTCGCCACGGTCAAGAGCCTCTACGGCCTTGCCTACGGCAAGGTGGTCTGGAACGAAGACCTCGGTCGCCCCGAACTCCTGCCGGTAGAGCAGCCTCGCAACCTGTGGGCTGGCTACAGCAGCAGCGACTACACCAACTTGGAGTGGGCGGTCTACTCGTACTTCATCACGCCGACGCAGGCCATCGAAGACTACGGGCTGGACATCAGCGAGGGCATCGAAGAGGGCGACATCGCAGAGGGCGACACCCGATATGTGTACGTCACGCAGCCCCTCAACCACAACACTCACGACCCTCAGACCCTGAGCAACCGGGATTGGCTTCAGACCCCTCAGTGGGGCATGCTTCAGGTCAACGACTACTGGTGCCGCAAGCCCAAGGGCAACATCGTCCGTGGCAAGAAGACTGAGATGGAGACCGTCAACGTAATCACCGTGGGCAACTACGTCGTGTACGACGAGGCCCACCCGGAGTACGAGGGTCGCCTGCCGTACGTGCCCGTCTTCAACACGTTCATCCCCGGCGTTCCTGAGGGACGGCCTGACCTCTACGACGTTGAGCAGTTGCTTCGTGAGAAGGACGAGCGAGTCTCCGCAGGCGGCACCATGGTGGGTAAACTGACCGGCAAGCAGTTCTGGCAGTTGACCGGCCCCGAGTCCCCTGACCGAGTCCCGAGCGGCCTCCGTCCCGAGCCTGACAAGGTCGTGGCCCCCGGTGCTGGCAACCGCATCGAACCCATCACCCCATGGATGCCTGAGTTCCAACTGGAGCAGTACCTTGCGCGGCTGGACCGTGAGTTGCAGGATGTCTCTGGCTTGAATGACTTGCTACGCGGACTCGCTCCTAGTCAGGTGTTGAGTAGCGGCAAGGCCATCAACGCCCTCGTGGCGAACTACGAGGCACGCATCACGCTCAGGCGACAGATGTTCTACCAGTGGCGTATCGACACTTGGGGTCTCACCAAGTTGGTGTGGGGCAACAAGGTCACCGAACTGAAGGCCATCTTTGAGAACGCAGGCAAGTTGGTCGTGAAGTCCCCGAGCCTTACGCCCCGCGACGACCTTGAGCAGAGCACCCTCGCCATGAATATGCTCAACAGCAAGATTTGGTCTCAGGTCCGAGCGATGGATGCCACTGGCGTCGAAGACCCCGAAGACGAGCAGAACGAAATCCGCAAGGAACGTCAGGACGCGGCTCTCTTCCCGGCAGACGTGCAGGCACAGGCAGCCCTCATGGCGATGATGCAGCAGATGCAGATGCAGGAGCAGCAAAACGCCGCGCAGCAGGGTGCTCCGGGTGCAGGCCCGCTAGACGAAGAGGGTGCCATCGACGCCGAAGAGGCCCGGCGGAAGGCAGGCGACGAGGCCGCTGGCGAAGGCCAAGAGCAACTACAGGAACCGGGCGAGCAGCCTGCAAGTGGCCCGTCCGCCTTCTCCGGTCAGGGAGACAACGAGGCAGTGAACCAGTCCATGATCCACGAGGGCGAGGTCAAAAGCCGCATGCTCACCCAGCAGCCGCTGACGGTTGAGGGGCAGGGCTAGTGGCACGCTCAGGTAGGTTCGGCTCACTCCCCGGTTCGTCCCCGGACCTCACGTCCACCATCGCTGCTCTGCTGGAGCAGTACGAGAACGCCCGTGACCGGAACATCTATTCGGCATGGCTGAATGGCGGCAAGTTTGAGGGCAAGAAGGTCACCGACCAGAGCCTGATGGCGTTCTACAAGATGCGTCGTTCGCAGTACACCAAGGACGACCCCGAGTACGACTACTGGAACCAGCAGCACTCGCAAATCGACTACCGCATCGGTGAGTCCAAGATGCTCCTGCGGTTTGAGCGGAACAACATCAAGGAAGGCGGTGCCGCTGCGTGGTACGCCTCCAATGCAAAGCGTTTTCCCAAGAACAGCGAGGTGTGGCGTGAGGCTATGCGTAACGCCGCTCGCTTCCAGAAGGCGGCTCAGGAAACTCGCAAGTCCTCGACGGCCACCATGAGCGACAGCGAGAAGTACGCCAAGGCCAACGACCGTATCTACCTCCAGCGGATCGCCCCGATGGAGGCAGCCGTCGCCGCATGGGAGAAGGCCCTAGACCGCAACAACATGTCCGACGAGGCCGACTCGTTTATGACCCTCGGTGGCGACAAGATGGCCAAGGACGCCGAGATGCGGCAGTTCATGCGGACTCATGCGGGCAAGTCCTACGGCAAGGCGTTCAAGAAGGCCACTGGCCGAAACTTTACCTACAAGGCGTTCAAGCAAGTGCTGCGTCGGGGCCAGCAGGGTTACCGCCAGCAGGCAGGCAACGCCAAGCGGTTCGGCTTCCTCTCCTACGTGCCCGGTCTCAACCAGAAGGCCGCTGGTGTCGGGCAGTACCGGACGCAGTTGCACGTCTTCGTAGACGACATCTACGAAGACTACGACCGCGAGTTCGTGCGGTTCGATGACGAGATGGACGACGCTGAGAACGCTCTGGAACGTCAAGCCGTGCGGGACTCGTTCAAGGGTATCTTCACGAAGATTGCCAAGCGAGCAGCCAAAGGGAAGCGGGGCGACCACGTCCTCGCCGCGTCCATCGACAACACCCAGAACGCCATCGACGGCAAGAAGGGCGTCACCTCAGCCCGTAACGAGTTGATGGCCGGTGGCAAGTCAGGCACCTCCAAGGCCGCTGCCAGCACCGACCCCGTATACGAGACCGTCCGCATCACCAACCCCGATGGCACCCAGACGGAAGTCAGCACCTCCGTCCTCGACCTTTCACAAGGTGGAGACATCGAGGACATCCTCATCTCGGCCATCAACGACAAAGAGAAGATCATCCCCGGCTATGAGTCGGATGAGTGGATGTTCGTCAAGGCCTACGACGGCACGCTGGTCGAAGTCGAGACCGCTGAGTGGCGGAAACGGCACTCGTTCCTTCCCGGCTCGTCCGCACGAGACAACGACTTCATCGAGAACACGGTCGTACTCGCTGGTGGCGTGAAGGCCAAGGTCATGCTTCCGGTCCAGACGGCGATGCTCCACTTGGGCATGGCAAATACTGACCCCATGCCCGTCGAAGCAGTCTCGTACAAGACGGTCCACGGAGACATCCGCTACCAGTACGTCGGCCCTGAGGGTTGGATGCAGGACACCGCTGCCCACCCGCTGGACTGGGCCAACAACTTCGATGATGGCGAAGAGCGAACCGAGACCGGTCATTGGTACGACGAGGTCAATCATAAGATTGTCAAGGTGGTCTCCGACGCAGACGACCAAGGCAACATGCGGGTCAATGCCCAGTTCGCTGCCTATGTGTGGGGCAAAGCCATCGTTATCTACGCCGAGAAGAACGGCTTCACGCTAGACCCCTCGACAGACGTCTACATAGACAAGAACGGGAAGCCGGTCGAGGTCTCGCAGGCGGACGTGATGCCCACGTTCAAGAACATGCTGGTGGCCCACGGCACGACCTTCGATGAAGACGGCTCCCCCATCATCCCCGGTGGCGACCTTGTCAAGACCGTGCAGGTGGCGAACCCCGCCTTCAGCAAGGCTCAGGCCCCCGGCTCCGTCAGGCCCGACAAGGATGGCGGTGCTCTACCCAACCGCTACAAAACCATCGACTACCTCGCAGGCGGGCGTACAGCGTACGACGCCATGTCCGAAGAGGACCAAGCGGCGATCCAAGCCGCTGCGTTTGACCTGAACGAGAACGAAGACATCTCCCCAGCGACCCAGCACCTCGTCAATGCCCGTGAAGAGTTGGGCTATGCGTACGAGGATGGCACGTTCATCGACGCCTCCCGAGCAGACGCAGAGGGCGTAGTCGCAGAACTGCCAGTGGCACAGCAGGGTCCGTCGGGTTTGGTTCGTCTAGGCGCAGCCCCGACGGCTCCAGAAGTCGGGCAGGCCGGAGCGGTAGGCCCATCGCAGGCGGTCACCGCGCAGGATCGGTGGCAACCGCCTTCAGGAAGAGGACAAGCATCTCTGGACCTATGGGTCCGCGGCCTTGAGGGTTCGGACGTGCAGGCCCCTGAGGCCACCCGCATCCCTGAGACCATCGACAAAATCATCACCCTGAACGCTGTCCTGACGGAGGCTGGCTCGACGCTGGATACCTCAGGCCGCATCGCTCAGTATCAGGGTACGGTCGGCCGCAGGGCAGCCGCCGCACTGACCGCTGAGGAACGCCACGAGATCGTCATCGAAATCGCTGTTGCCGAGGGCAACGGCGATAACCCGGATTACATCTATGTAATCGCTGGTGAACTCGACGCTCTCGCCGCAGCCGGTGACGCCGGTCTGAGCGAGCGTGAGTTTTTCGACCTGACTGGCTCGATGTCGAAAGATGAGAGGTACCGTGCCATCCAGCAGTCGAAGCGGCTCCGTGCGAGCAGCCCTGACAGGAACCGGGCCACGCAGGACTTCCTCTCCGAGACCCTGTTGGACGACCTCCGTGACGCCAAGTGGAGCGATGCGCAGATCGAAGAGTCCTACCCCGTCATGTTCGCTGAAGAGAAGAAGGTCAACTTAGCGAAGCAGTCTTCCGCCCGTCGCTTCAAGGCTGGCTACGGCCCCGACCCGGCACTGGCCGCACTGGGACCGGCTAGTGGAGCCGGGCCTCCGATCATCGACAACGCTGCACAGACGCTGAAGAACGCCATCTCTGGCGTCCAGATGGCAATACCGACCGCAGCCATGCCGATGACGCCCGCTTCTGCCTCAGGGAACATCTATGCTGACTTCGCGCGCACCAACCGCCGCCTCGTGCTCCCGACCGCCACGACGGTGAAGCCGCTTGTGGCACAGCAGGGTCCATCGGGTTTGGTCCGTCTAGGTGCAGCCCCGACGCTGGCCGCAACGAAGCCGCTGACCGCCCCCCGGTCCACGCTTCGCCCGACGCTGGACGACGGGCCTTTCCCCTCGCCGTCGCCACAGAGGGGCCTTGGCCTTGGCGATGTCATCCCTCCCCTTACGATAGGCCGAACGCCATTCGGTGTTGAGAACGCCTCTGAGGGCAGCAAGGAGTACGACTACTAGGCTGGTAGACTGGGCCTATGACATACGATCCGGGGTACAGGCCGTTTGAGGACGAGCCTGAACGTCAAGGGCTGAATGGTCAGTACGGACCTTCCCCAGCCAGTCCTCTCGACTCCCGTTACGGCGGACCAGACCCGTGGGAGAAGGGGCTACGGGCTTACACCGACCTCGGCAAGCCCAACTATGGCTCCCGTCCGTTTGAGGGGCTAGGCAAGACCAACGTCGCCACCTCCCTCCCGTTCGCACCCTTCGATACCCGTGGCCGCGATCAGGCCCCGACTCCAGTGGGTGCCCCGCAGCCCGGTCTGTTCCAAGCCTTCGGGCAAGGCTTGACCCAGTTGGCGATGAACACCGTCATCCCTCTGGATATGATTACCGAGCACCTGTTCGGTTCGTCCACGGGCGAAGACATCGAGAAGGGCATCGCAAATGGCATCGGTGCCATCGGTGGGGCCTTCGACGGTATCCTCGACTTCATGCCCACGTTCGACTTTCTGCCCGGTGGCGGGGACATCGAAGGCACCTTCGACGCCCTCCCTGAGGACGAGTTGAAGCGGAGTTTCGACGTGATGATCGCCCAGAACCCAACGGCACGCCTCGAATACATGAAGCAGTTCCTCGACAGCCGTGGTCCTGACATCGCACGCATGTACGGATTTAGTGGGGACATGGGCGAACTGGCCGGTCCCAGTGCGAGTTTCAGTGAGCAGTTGCGGCGTATCGTCTTCGGGGGCATGACTGTCCTCGGGAACCAGACCGCAAAGGCGTATGTGAACTCGGCCATGCGGGACATCGACGGGACCGTCTTCAACGCTGATATGGGGGGCCTGCCTGAGGAACTTCAGGCCATCCGCAAGCGTGTGGAGGGCGGGGAGATCACCCGTGAAGAGGCGATTGACGAAATCTCAGCAGGCCAGTTCCGGTGGACCCACGACGAGGGACCGGGCGGCATGTTCATCAACCTCACGCTAGACATCCTCACTGACCCTCTCATCTGGGCCTCGTTCGGGCTGGGTGGATTTGCCAAGGCCGGTGCTAACGGTGCCGTCCGCATGGCGCAGATTAGGACCGCCCAGTACCTGAAGAAGAACGGTGCCCTAGAGGGTCGCATGATTGCGGACCTCAGCAAGAAGTTCAAGTTGCCGTCTGAGGCCATCATCAAGAGCCAGAGAGATGACATCGTCAAGGCCAAGTACGACTGGGCCGTGAAGTACGCCCCGACCGAGCATGCACAGGCCATCGGCAGCCTCGGGCGTACGCAGAAGACGCTCTTCAAGTTGGATCACATCATCCAGCCAGCGGCTATGGTCGCCAACGAGATCGACACCATGTTCGGTATGTTCGGTGCGACCCATGTCGGTCGTCGCCTGTCCGCCTTTCGTGGGGAGAAGCACGTCGAAGGCATCGCCCGAGCGGTGGGCGTCAAGCGAGTGCAGCGGGTCCAGAATTTCTTTGGCCCCGAGAAGTTCGATGAGTTCACCGCCTACTTCGGCATCTTCTCAGCCAACCAGTCAGCCAAGATGGCACAGAAGGTCGAGGTCGGTCAACTGTTGGGTGCTGACCGTGCCGTGGACTCCACCGGCAAGCGTATCAACCCTGTCGTGGACGCCCCCGAGCACACGCCGACACAGTCCGCCCGAGGCACCATCAACAGCAGCATGGAAGAGGCCCTGCCCAAGGAAGCCGAGCAGGCGTTCCTTGAGTACATGGAGGTCTTCCTCCCACACGGTGCCCAGTCCGCTGAGGCCGTCGCATCCGCCATGAAGCAGGCCAAGGCAGCCATGGCCCGAGACCTCGCCGCAGCCACCGGGAAGACCGAGCAGGCAGCCCTGAAGTTCCTTGAGGGAGCCGACCGACGTGAGATGTCCTTCATCCACGCCATCCTCTATGGCCGTCAGGTCCAGATGTTCAACGAGGCCAAGGTGCAGCACGTCGCTGCGGTGCAAGGGCACCTCGACGCCGCCATCAAGAAGGGTGACGCCGCTGAGGTCACACGCCTCACCGAAGAGTTGTCCAACGTCAACCGCCTGACCCTCGTCAGCGAGAACATGCTGACGAGGACGGACGCCGCACGGGTGCTGCACGACATCAACGCCCCCGGACAGAAGGGCATCGACGCAGCCAAGGATGCCGTAGATCGCTACGACCAGTTGGACATCAACTGGGGCAAGGACACGCCCGGAGGCACCCTCACGGGTGCCGAGTTGGTCACGACGCTCACAGCACACCTAGACGCCCTGCTGAAGGCTGGCGGTGCCCTGACGGACGTGGTGAGCACCAGCAAGTTGAACCCACGCATCGCAGCGAGCCTAGACAGCCGCTACCGGGTCGGAATGGCCCCTACTGACGTGTGGGGCATCACCCGTGAAGTGGACGGGAAGATTATCGGGGTCAACCCATTCGTGGAGGCCCTGAGCGAGAACACCAAGAGCCTGAGCCGGGGCCTGACGTGGTACGACCGCATGAAGCAGGGTCTTGCCGGTCCCATCAGCGGCTCCCGGCTGCACGCCGAAGCCAAGATGCGGATGCGTGTCATCGGAGCGTCCGAGTTCGGGATGCGTCGAGCCGACACCGATGCCCTCTTCTCGGCCATCAACAGGGAGAGCATCACCCGACAGAAGGGTGCCCGCTCGTTCGGTGCGGAGGAACTACAGAAGATCGCTGACGCCGCTGGCGTCAAGGTGGACGACACCATTCAGGCCAAGTACGGTGGCCGTGCCCTCCTACACATGGTGCTGAAAGCCTACGAGGGTGAACTCGCCATGATGGGCGTCACTTCTCGGTCCACCTCCCGGCTCAAGAGCGTCGTCGGACGGCAGCCACTGGGCGACAACATCATCGGCAAGATCTCGGAAGACCTCTACCCCCGCCTGAGGTTCGCCCTCTCGCCCATCTTCCTCGCCATGGAGTACGTCGAGGGTCCGTTCTTCGGCATCCTCCGGGGCATCAAGCCGGGGTGGCGATACGGTAGAGATGATGTAAGCCTGAACTCTATCCTTGAGTACATCCAGCCCGAGTTCACCGAGCACGGTGCGGGCATCGGTCGTGCCCAGTTGGCCTACGCTGACAGTTTCGGTGCGAAGACCGTGACCGAAGCCTCGTTCGCCACGAAGACGTGGAACAAGGTGATGCCAGCTAAGTTCGCACGCAACGCTGTCCGCATCCGTGGACCTCGCTGGTACAACGTCTACGAGATGAAGAAACTGCTCTACGTCCGACAGGCCGGTAAGGAAGCGGGCCTGAACTGGAAGCGGACCATGGAGGTCGAGTTCCCTGAGGCCTACCGCTATTGGCAGATTGCCGCCGACAGCACCGACCCGACCAAGGTCTTCATTGCGTTCATGGAGGAACGAGGTGCGTTCAACCCTGAGGCTCGACACGCCGTCCACATGTTCGATGCGATGAAGCCCGACAGCATGGGGCTGGAGCGTATCCGCATGGGCGACGTGGCTGCGTGGCAGGGCTTTGAGACCCGTGCCGCACTGCGTGAGGCCATCGACAACGGCAGTTGGACCCGAGACCAGTTCATCGCCAAGTACACCGACATCGGTGGCAACCGCAAGTACGCCGAGCGGGCGTGGCAGGTTGCGGACGGCTTTACGGAGGGCGAGTGGAACGCAGCCCTCGTTGACGCACTGGGCAAGGAAGCGGCAGAGGGTGCCATGAACTTCCACCAGTGGATGGCGAACGCACAGGGCGTGACCATCGAAGAGTTCCTGAACCGGGAGTACGGACAGGTCGCAGCGAAGGTGGACAAGGCACGGCAGGTACCCGGCGTGGCCCTGAAGCAGACCGTGCGTGCCAGCCTTGAGGGTATCGGGGCCACCGTTCACGAGCGAGGCAGCCGCCTACACAACGCCGTCAAGGAACGGTCCAGTTCCTACCTCCCTGAGTCCACCCGCAAGGAGTCCGCCACCACGGCAGCCATCACCGCTGTCGAGCAGGCCAAGACGACCGGCGACGGGGCTGCATGGAAGGCCGTAGACGACGAGGGCTTCAACGCCAAGGTGCAGGGCTTCCTCGACGCTGAGGGCGGCAAACTCCCCGGCAAGAAGAAGGGTGGAGGCACGGTCAAGTTGACCAAGGACTCCGGTGCCCGCACGTACTATTACTACGACCCGGCCACGGGCCTGCGAGTGGGCTACGTGTCGCTCGACGTGAACGGTCTCGTCGCCTCCATGGAAGTGCTCCCGTCCGCTCAGGGCAAGGGCCTCTCCAAGGGCATGCTCGACGCCGTCAACCAGAAGGAGAAGGGCAAGTTGGAGCAGGGGTTCAACAGCCCCGCTGTCTCGTTCACTGAGGCTGGCAAGGCCACCGCCCTGAAGTGGCTCCGTGAGAAGGAAGTCACCATGGGTGACGCAGGCTCTGCCCTGACCGAGTCCATCGACCAAGCCCAGCGAGCGGTAGCCGCAGGCAAGGGCCGGCCACCGGGCATGTCCCCGGAGCGAGCCGGCATGCTCTCGGACCTCATCGAGGAACGTGAGGCCGTGTACTCCGACATGTACGCCACCATGCGTCATGCCTTAGGCAGCAGCGACGACAACATGAAGGCCGCTGCGAACTGGTACGACGAGATGACGACCATGTTCCTCGGGCTGGTAGAGAAGATGCCTGACTCGATGATGGACGCTCTGATGAAGCAGTGGGATGAGTCCGCTGCCTCGGGCACCCTGAAGCGTGCTGACGGTGCCACCACCAAGGCCCTGAAGGACATGACGGCCGAAGAGAAGCAGGTTGAGTTGGCCGCACGGCTGAACATCGCCTTCTCGGGCAGCCAGATGAACACCTCCGTCTTGGACGGCATGAAGTACGTCGCCAAGATGCTGGACGAAATCTTCGAAGACAAGTCACCTGCCCGACTGGCAGACGAGGCTGAGTTCCGGCTGAAGGAGTCCGGTTCGAAGAAGGGTGCGAGGTACTGGGACGAGTTGAAGGACGAGACCCTGTCCGCCGAGCGTCGGAAGGAAATCCTCAAGGACTCCAAGGGCGAGCACCTGTACGCCGAGTTCATTGACGAGGCGACCACGGATGCCCGTCGCAAGGAAATCGTCCAGTCCAAGGTCGAGACCCGCTACGGCTTCAAGGTCGTGGGTCGCCGCATGGAAGACCTCCTGCGTGACTTCGGCAACATGGACCCCGAGAAGATTGCCCAGAAACTGTCCGACTTCAACGACAACCTCGCTGGTCGGTACACCCGCACGTCCTCACCCGTGAGCATCAACGGCGTGGCCCTCCAGCCTGCCGCCATGGACATCTGGATGAAGCGTATCTTCGGTCACGGCGACGAAGCCTATCTGGGCTACCTCGCTGACGACTACATGCGTGTCAACAAGTTGGACCCGACCGACGCCAACCGGCTCATCGCTGAAGAGGCAGTCATCGAGCATCAGGGCTGGGGACCAGAGGCCCGCACTGAGGGCGATGCCCCGACCGAGATGCAGTACGAGTGGATGCTGGAGCGGACCAACGAGTTCAAGGACTGGCTCAACAAGGAGGACATCCCCGGACCTAACGGCGAGTGGGCGGCTCACGAAATCCAAGCGTTGCTGTGGGTCGGTGAGCAGAAGCGACTCCAGTACGAGGGCACGCCGACGTTCGGCACCCTGACGCAGACCGGTGCCCAGTTGGTGACCGAGCCGCAGAAGACCCGCATCAACCCCAACGTGCTGGAGTTGATGGTGGAGCACGGCGACGAGGCCGGTCAGGTCATGGCTAACATCCAGCGAGACATCAACACGCCCCTGATGGCATCCATTGCAGAGAACACGGGTGTCGTGGCTCTACGGACCCTTGACGGGTCTGGTACGGGCAGCACGAACGTGGTCTTCGCCAGCAAGGACGCCTCCATGCGTGCGGCAGGGGCTATGGCCGTTGCTCTGGACGAGCCGGTCATCCGCATCGGTAACGGCAGCACCCACCACACGGTGGATGTTGCGTTCGACCCTGTGATGACGCAGGCCGACGTGAAGCCCTATCTCACCCTGCTCTCGGACTTCGTTGCGGAGTACATCCCCGACGAGTTCACCCACATGAGCACGGCCCTGCTGGACGACAACTCGTTTGCTGTCCGCAGCATCACAAAGAAGAACATCGCCGGGACCAAAAAGGCCCCGCTCGACTTCGACTCGCTCCCACCCAATATCGTTGCGGCACTGGAGGACGGCTCGTGGGTCAAGGCGTTCGACCCTGACGCACAGGCCATGCCGGTCCACATCGAACGTCGGCGTGTAGATTTCAGCCGTATCACCCCAGAGGAAGGTCGCAATCTTGTCAACTCAGCAGAACTGGTCAATCAGTACAGGGAGGGAGTTGTCGGGTCAGCGGAACGGGCTTACACCCACCACGCTCCCGAGTCGTCGGTCGCCTCTGAAGGGCGAGCCGCCCTTGCAGACGGGGCAACCCGAACCCAGCGAGTCCGAGTCCCCGCAGGAGGGAAGCCGGGTGGTGTACGAGCCGGGTTCAAGCCTCGGGCCGACGCTTCCCGTGCAGACCTCACAACCGCCACCCGAGCAGAGCGGGCAGCCCTCTACTTCGTCAACAATGCCACCGACGCAAGCACCGGAGTCCACGAGGCCTTCCACCTCTTCGCCCGCCTCATTGACGACTCCGCAAAGCGTGAACTCCTTGACGCCTACAATGTCGCCCACAATCTCACAGGACGTAGGGTCAAGCGTTCCTTCGGAGTCATCGAAGAGTGGGTAGCCGAGCAGTTCGAGGGCTTCGCAGCGGGCGACCTCCCGCCCAACGCCACCTACACGGCGACGTTCAAGTCGTTTGCCGAGTGGGGCCAGAGGAACCCCGGCATCAAGGCGGACGCTACGGTGGTGCCTGTCTTCCAGAGGGTGCTGGACTCATGGAGCGACGTACCCGGTGGCTTCTCGTCACTGGACGAACGCCGCATCTGGGAGTCAGCCCGCATCGGCCTGCTGAGGGCAGAGGAAGAGGCTCACTCGACGGCCTACTATCGGCGTTCCCCCAACTGGATGGGACGCACCATCAACCACCCGTACCTCGGGATGTACCCGGCTAACTACATGTGGGGCAAGGTGCTTCCTGAACTGACCCGCTTCATGTTGAGGCGACCCTTCGGACTCAAGGCTCCGATGGGCGGGATGTTGATGTATAACCACGTCCATCGTGCCCTCTCTGAGGAACTGGCTACCAACCCGGACCTGTCGGGCTTCATCGAAGACCACCCGGACACCGTCCGCTTCCTCACGATGATGCTCCCCGGCAACCCTGTGGAGATGCCGGTCAACTTGCCCGTGGTGGCCCGCCGAGCCATGGAGCACGACGCTGAGAACCGTGTCCGCCGCATGCAGGGCGTGAAGGAGGAACCCTTTGAGTTGGCAGCCAGCGTGGGGGACATGATTTCCTACAGCGTCGGGTTCGCCAACCTGCCTGAGAGGGTAGGAGACATGCTGGGCGAGTTCGCCGGGGACGACGGACCCAACGCCGGGAAGACCCAAGTGGTCGGACGGCTAACCCCCACTCCATCGGCAGCCGAGTTCATCAGGTAGTAGACTCTGACGTAACACCTCACGATGCGGTGATACACTAAGAAAGCGAGACCTACTTGGCAGAAGACGAGAGTCAGCAGTCCTCCACCGAAGACAAGTCCACCGACACCGGCAGTGATGCAGGCGAGTCGCAGGACGAGGGAAGCGGCGAGAGCACTCCTGCGGACATCGAAGCCTACTGGAAGAAGCGACAGTCCAACTCCGACAAGGCGAACGCAGCGGCGATGAAAGTCCTACAGGGCCAACTCGACGTAGCACAGGCACCGAAGACCACCGAGAGTGGTTCCACGGACGGGGGCAGTCAGGCCAACGCACGAGCCGATGCCGCTGAGAGGCGTGCAGACGAGGCGGAAGCGAGGGCCACGGCGAGTGACCTAGCAGCGAAGTACCCCAACGCCAGCAAGGCAGTGGGACGTGCAGTCGTCGTCATGGGTGAGCCTGAACTGGCAGCCTTGGAGACTACGCTTGACTTCGATGCAACCGCACCTCGTATCACTGACAAGAACAATCCCGCCCGCACGACTGGAGAGTCCAGCAAGTCTGTCGAGGACATGAGCCTCGCTGAGTTGCAGGAGCACTTCAAGTCAATCCCCTACGAAGGGTAGCGGCCAAGCAGAAAGGCCAATCCATTGGCTAACGACACCTCCACCACGAACTTCGGTGGAACGGTGCAAACGCTCATCTCAAAGGGCGTTGCAGAGAACCTGCGAAACAACCTTATCTGGCTTCAGGAAGGCTCATTCCTGAAGGCGAGCATCGTCGCCGGGACCAATCAGGCCCGCTTCGTTGCCTACGGTGACCTCACGATTGATGCCTCTGCGGTGTCGGTCGAGGGAGTGGCTAACTCCCCCGAAGAGTTCGCCATCGGCTACCAGACCCTGACGGTCGCCCAGCGGATGCGTTCCATCCGTCTGAC